AAAGGTTGGCGTTGCAGGACCCCGTTGGGATGAAGGATTGGACGTAAATTGCTTTGATGCCACCGACTGAATCTCGGCATCCAAGGGCGTAGCCAGTTGTTAAGGAGCAGGACATATGTGTATTTGGGTTTTAAGTTTCAAGAGAACAAAAAGCGAGGGGAGGTTTCCCTCCCCCCTACACATTAGGTCAAGCGGAAGTCAACAACCAAGTCGGGGTAAGCGATTTGGACGCCTGCTTTGAAGGCTGCTTGGAAGCGGACTTCATCGTTGTCTTTGCTGAACCAAATCGAGAACTGTTCCTCATCGCTCAACAAGTCGGTTCCGTAGAAGAAGTTACCGAGGTAAGAAGAAACGATGCGGTTTGTTCCAGTCAATCCGGGGACTGCAATGACACGGACGTTTGTGCCGGGATACATAATGTCCCCGTCAGCAAGGCCAGCCAAGTCAACTTGGTTGTACAGGACGTTAGCGGTTGATTTGAAAGCACCAAGCAACGTGCGGAAGTTGTCCCAACCGCAGAAGATTACGAGGTCCGTCTTAGTCAAGATGGCCTGTGGAATTTGGTTGTAGATGCCGTCAAAGATGGCGATGGCGTTGCCTGTGGTGATACCAACGGACGCAGAAACCGCTCCTGTGTTACCGCTGATGGTAGAACCCGAAGCAGCGTTCAACAACTGGTTGACACCTGAAAAGTAGGTGTTGCCCTTCCAGATTGCGTTCTCCAAAGCCTCTGCGATACGGAGAGCCTTCTGCTCGCTGAATGCCTGCTCGAAGGGAACGCCATCGTAGGTAGAGCCAGCGGTCAACTGGGTCTGCATCCAGTATTGCTCCAAAGAACGAGGACAAAGGGTTTCTTGAACCTTCATACGGCCAACGGTGATATTCCGCTGGGTGAAGGCGGTCGTGCCGGAAGTTTCGTAACCGCAGGTATCACCGCTTTGAATCAAAGCATCGGTGTCCATGAGGTTGAGAGCAGCAGCGAACTTGATGCCCACCTGCTTGGTGAACAAAGACGCTGAACGGGCCGAGAACACAGCCTTGGTGATGAGAGGGAGCCTCTCTTGGTCGGTGTAGGAGGTTAATCCTGTGAACGAATATGCCATTGTTAATGGGGGTTTAGGGGTTTAGTTTTTTTTGAGTGATTGGAGTGCTTGTGCGAGTGCGTTGAAGTTCTGCGAGGCTTGAGCCTTGCGTTGCTCAACGATTGCTGAACCGCTTGCTTTTGGGGCTTCGGCTGGGAGTTCGCTGACTTTCTCAACGATGTCGGCCATGGTTTCGACCTGCGATGCGAATGCAGACATTTTCTCCTTCATCTTGCCCATTTCAGCATAGGCTGCCTTGAGTTCTTCCATGATGGCTCCGAGGTGCTTGGCAACGATGGCCTCCACAACTTCGGGGGTCATGGCAGGATAGGCCTCCTTGATTTCCTCGGTTACCTCAACGGCCACTTCGGGAGTGATTTCAGCAGCAACAGGCAACGGCTCGATGACCGGGGTCGCTACTTCGGCAGCGATGACCTCAACGATTTTGCCTCCTTCGGTCTTGATAGTGCCAACGCCTTCGACAACATGCTCGCCATCGGGCGCAGGAAGTGTGCCGTCCTCGGCTACAACGTAAACGGCAGTCCCGGCAACGAGGTCGCCATCCACACGGACAACCGTGCCATCAACGAGTTTGTAGTCAGCGAAGGACTGCTTTTGGGTGCTGAATTTGCGGAGTTCAGTCCGCAGGGATTCGATTGCGTTTTTGAGATTCATAGTTAGTGGGATTTGTAGGTGGGGGTTAATTGTTGCAAAAAAGCGGTAAGTTCATCGGCCAAGCCAGCGAGTGCGACCTCCAGTTCGGATTCGGTCTTGTCCATTCCAAAAAGCCCTTCAACGGAGAAACCCCGGAATAGATTGCGGTTGTCCCACACCTCGTCGTTCTCGACTTTGAAGGACCCGAACCAAGAACCGTCGGGGGTGTCCTCGTAGCCCTTGGGAGGCATGATACCACGCTCGGAGTCGGTGATGTAGGACTCGAACATGAACACGCCATCGAGTTCAGCGTTGTGGTAAGCGTTCACGTTGTGTTGGTTGCCTTGCTTGAAATACTTTTGAACTATCTTGCGGATGGTGGCTTTGTCAAAGACGACGTAGTATTCCCCGTAGGTTTCGTCCTTGCGAAAGATGGGTGTGTCTGCAAGCATAAGAGGCCCAGTCAGGACCCTGCGTTCGCCTGTTTCGGTGAACTTTTGTGGTGTCTTTGCGAAGGCTTGGAATGGCCGTTCGATGGCGGGCATATCGGTCAGGGCCACGAATTGGACCCCTTCATCCACCTCGTCCACGGTCATCCTATAAATGGGTAGTTCCATGCAGGTAAATGTCCTATGCCCCCAAAGTTGCAAATTCCTCCAACCTCCGTACCCTGCGAGTGCTTTGGGTGATGTCCCTCTCCACGACATAGGCTCGCATAGGCGATGAGCCTTGACCTTGGCCTGCCGAGAGTTCGCCCGTCCCGAGGTTGGTCGTTTGTGGGTTCGCAAAGATGGGCGGTGGTGCTGCGCTTGCTCCTGCACCCGTTACGTCTGCACCGGGAGAGCCTGCACCTGCTCCGCCTTGGAATTGTTGAGCCTTAATCTTGGCGACGTTTGCAAGACCAGCAGCAAGAGCAAGACCCGCTTCCACGAACCTTTGCCCAGGGAATACCAACTTTGTTGAATCCGTAGAGAGCGCAGATGTTACGGCTAAATAGGTGTTAACGATGGCTTGGGCAATAGCAGCAGCCTTTGAAACATTGAAAGCCCGCTTTTGTGCTGCCTCGCTCTTTCCAGCCGATGCGATGATGATGTCGTTGATAACCCCAAAGGATTGACCGACGTATTTCTCACGCAATCCAGCAAGGTCCTCTTCACGCTGGGCTTGACCCATCTTGGATTTTGCGTCAGCCGTGTCTACCTGCATCCGCCTTTGTGCTTCGGCTTGCATCGCTTTGATTTGCAGTTGCTCCTGCTCGCTCAACCTATCCAACTCCATTTCGTAGAGTTGCAGGTTCAGGTCCTCTACGAACTTGATGATGGCGTTGTTTTCTTCCCTTAACCGCTCCAAACGCTTTTGGGTGGCCTCTGCTTCCTTGCGTTGGCGTTCTTTGACCTGTGCCTCCCTCTTTTGGTCTGCTGCGATTTGGGCGTTCGTGTGGGCTTCGTATGCATCCCGGTAATTGGAGAGGGCTGCTTCTTCACGCAACAACGCCTGCTCCCTTGCTTTCGCTGCGATGGCCGGGTCGGGTAGGTTCAGGAACCTGCGGACCGCTGCGGTCAGGTCGTCCCACTTGGCGATAAGTAGCCCTACGGCTGCGATGGCTGCACCGATACCCGTTGCAAGGAGGGCGATTCTAAACGCCTTCATCGCCCCGGTACTTGCCCCGACGGCGGTTGCGTAGAGTGCCTGTGCTGCTGCCTGCCCTTGGGTTATCAGGATGGAATCCTTGTTCAGCAAATTAGCAACCTGCTGCACTCCAGTAGCGAGAGCCATCGCCCCTTGGACCTTGAGTAACGATTTCTGCAAGTCCTCGTTCTCGGACCCAAACAACGCTGCTGCACCTTGGGCGATTTGAAACCCTGCCGTTATCCCCTGCACCGCTGAAACAACGGTGTCAATCCTTACGGTGTCGCTTGCAAGGGTCTTGATTCGCTGCGAGGTGTCCCCAATTTGGTCTTTGAGTTTCCCCGCTTCGGCCTCCATTTGCTTGAAAGCCTTTGTGCCTTCTTGCCCCGCCAAGGACATATCAATGAGCGTCTTTTGGAGTTCACGCAGACGCTGCTTCGCACTCGTCGTGCCTTGTGCGGTCGAGTCCTTAATTCCTACTTCGAGGACGATTTCTTTAGTAACTGCCATAGTGTTTATTTATCCTGCCATGATGGTAATCCCGACACAACCTCCAAGACCTGACCTTCGGTTCCGATGCCCAAGTTGACCCAATCGGCTCCATCCCAATACTTGATGTCGCCTGCTGCATCGCCCGGAGTGAACCCTGCACCAGTTGCACCGGGGTCGCCTTGTGCTCCAGTCGCACCTGTTTCACCCGGAGGACCTGCAACCGCTGGGAGTTCTTTGATGGTTGGAATCGGAGGTACTTCGTTCGGGTAGTCCGAATCCGTTGCTGGAACCGGGCCGTCGTAGGGGAAGTAATAGATTTCTTTGAACACGAACTCGGTCAAGTTGAGAATCCTGCGAAGCGTTACCCGGCAAGGCTTCTGCTGACCTATCTCGTAGTCCCGAATCTCAAGCAGCCTCCAACGGACCCCTCCGTAGTAGATGGGAGTGCGGAAGTCGAGTTGGCTGATGTCCACGGCATTGAGCATAATGGACAACTCCAACTGCATCGCTTCACGGCTGACGGTTTCTTGGATGAAGTTCCACCAATACACGTTGAACAGGTTGTTGTTCGTGTATAGATAAGGGTCGCTATTTGCGGCAACATTCACCGCATAGTACAACTGCTTGGGGATTCCAAAAGCAAGGTCAAAGTTTGCATCGTAGGGGTTGTCAAGGTGGCTGACGAATGGCAGGCTCAACAAAGATTCTGCGAGTGCAAACGAACCGCTGACCCCGTATTGGTAGGCCCACGTCGTCGGTGCTTCGATGAGGTTGTATTGGGCTATGCGGTAACCGCTCTGCAAGGTCTTGATGGTTCCCGACAAAGCGGAGCCATCCAAGTCCCAAACCCTTCCAACAACCTTATCCGTTGTGAAGTTTGCAGGGATTATAGTGCTACAAGCGA